CTCAGGCTTCGGAAAGCCTGCCAAGCGTTCACATAGGGATTAACCCCCCCTATGTGTTTGCAACGCACGTCTACGGGGCACTCTGGTTTGGTGAGTTTTGTCCATAACTACTCCGCCTGACAAGCGGTTTAAGCTATGGAGTTACCATTCCTCACCATCCCATTCCTGGGTTTCTGTACATTTCCTATGTACAGACTTCCAGAAAAGGAGTGCCTGCTTATTTCGGTGTTCCTATAGTCGTTTATAACGACTATGGGGCATACCGCGATAAGCGAGTTCCTTTGTGTATCCAAGATCGATACCCAGGTCCATTACCATTTGGAGATTCAGATCTCCATTGGCAATGGCTGCGTATACAGTCTTGATAGTCTGTCCAATGCGACTAACAACCGCATTGAATGGACTATAAGGTCCACAAAGGTAGCCCCTAGTTACCGCACTTCCACCGGTGCCTCCCCAACGGTTTGTTTTCCTATTGATTTCAGTCAATAGGTTAACATACTGTTGAAGATGTTCAGCTACTTGCTCACCGAGGTGAACAAGAAACTCAAGGTGGTCGACCCCCCTAAAGGGGTTTTCTACCAAGAGGGCTTCAGAGGGTGGGCTGGTTACCCTTTTATAGGCGCCAGCCGCTCTGGAGTCGCTGAGCATATTGTTGGCAGCTACTGCTTGTCCTCTGAGAGTGATACTCAGAGAATTTTGTCTCCTTTTAGGAAGGAGAAGCAGTAGCCTGGCAGCTGGGGTGTGGAAGAGGAGGTTAGGCTTTGTTGCCCAACATCCCATCCCCCACTTCATCTCCAATTCAGCCATCAAGCTGAGCCTTGTCCCCCAATCTTTGTTTACAAAGACCTGGTTGACAAGAGAGGAGGTGAGTGGACTGTACTCGACCCCGTTTCGGAACTAGCGTTTCGCGAATTCCGCGACGGATAGATCAGGTCTCCCTACAGAGTAGGGGGAAATGGTCTTGTCTTTGGAGTAAGGAACTCCAAAGTCGTCGAGTAGTGCCATGTAGCTGTTGGCAACGGCTTCGTTAGCAATAACGATGTCGTCACCAATAATTACATAGCACTCCCTGCTGACTCGGTGAAAGCGGCAGAGTAGGCGAAGGATTGTATGATGAGTTAGGGAAAAGATAGCCCAGGAGGTTTTTGCCCCCATGGGTTGTCCAACCCTATACTTAACATACTTTCCGTGTGGGCTAGACCATGGGTTAATACCCATGATCTTACCCCACACTTCCGCCTTCTCTGCTCCTAGTAGACCTCGAACCCTAGCAAGCTGAAGCCTCATGGGGAAGCGGTCGGTTGCAGCTGTCTAATCGACAGACCACAGCCGACGGCCTTCATTTGTCCATTTACGGACAATTTGGGCTGCTTCCCTATGGGACTTTGTACCGTCTTGTTTGATGGTGTACAGGAGATTGTATAGCCCTTTGTGAAAGGGGTTCTACAACTCTTGGAACCACCAAGTAAGACAGTATACTACACGGGTCTTACCTGCCTTATCAGGTAGGTATAGCTATGTAGCAGCATGCTTGGGGTCCTTCTTCAGCAAGAAGTTCTGAACGCGTCGGTTCTTACAGAATTTGGCATTTTGTGCCAATGCCTGGAAGGCCAATGTGAGCAGATCCTTGCGGTCGAAGGCCTAACACGCTTGGATGAACAGGGGCCAAATGTTAAGGTTAGTGAACACCAGGATGTCATACATTCTGGCAATAACACTAGCCCCACCATTTGGTCCTCTGCTCATCCTTGTGTGTAGACCTAGGTCTACAGGCGTGGGCAAGAGTTTGTGCTTCCAGTGAGTTTTGGAATAATCCTCAACCCACTGAGACCACAAACTGATCTCGCTCTCAGTACCAGAACTGCTGTTAGTAATAGTGGCAATATCTGTACTGGGCTTGGTTCGCATCTACTCAACTGTAGAGGTAATGGAGAGGGCTAGTCGCCTTCCCCATACACCTCTTGTCAGCAGCTGAGTAAGTGCGGGCAGTTTAGCTGGCAACCCTCGTCGGTTAGTTTTAATCCACTAACCGCCGAATGGCTGTCGGTTAACCTGCACCCCAAGAGCTGCGAGTTTCCTACGGCTGTGGAGGTCCTTGAGGACCTTCACAGTCGCAGCGAACCCACGATTTCGGATGAGACTGGCCATCCAGGAAGTATATTCCTGGATTGCGCGTCCCACTGCGGTTCCTAGCCGTAGTGCTCGTGCAATAGCTTGGACCGGTCCCCACTCGAAGACCGCTTTCGCCTGGGTCTTCACAAGGCTTTTATTTCGTAGATTTTTCTGCGTTTTGAAAGTCGAGTGAGGCCCTTGCGCTCGCTCCTCTGAAAAGGAGGTGCCGAGGCGCTCGGAGTCCGAGGGCTCATACGGGTAACTAACCCGTATGATTCACGGTCCAAGGGGATGCCACTTCTGTGCAAGGTTGCACAGAGGCATGGATGTTGGAGAGCCA